CGTGCCAGTTCAACCGCCATGCCACGCGCTTCCTGCTTCACCAGGGATTCCAGCGTGCGGCCCACTTTCTCAGGATAGCGGTGGAGCAGGCGCGCAACGTCGCTGCCGCCCTTGAGCTTCGCCGTGAACTTGATGCCGTCACTCATCGGTGCTGGATAGGCTGAGTGTTAGTAGCGGCGAGCGCGGATGGCCCGACACTTGGGAGATGCGATATTCCGTGTCGTCCACCTCGATGCGCTCACCGAACTTCGGCAGGGTGTCGGGAAACGCCGCCTTGGGCACCCGCAGGCTGAGGTCGGGCGTTTCCACAAAGCCGCCCATGTCGATCTGCTGTTTGTTCTCCACCCTGCCGACGAGAACGATTAGGTCGATGCCCTGCCACCGCGCTTGCACGCCGTGTTCGTCGAGAAGCTGGCGCAGGTCTGATAGGATTTCCGATTCAAGGCCCATGCCGGTGTGGTGTTGTCAAAATGAAGCACCCCCTCCGGTTTCCCGGAGAGGGTGCCCACGAACCCCGTTAGAACATACCGGGAAAATCAGGAATACTCACCCGCCACCAGGTTGATGCGGCAGGCGGCGGTGCCGTCGAGTTCGATCAGGGCGGGCCCCTCGTTCGCGGCGAAGACCGTGGGAGCGTTGACCTCCTTGGTGGCGGCACCGACCGGCACCTGGCCGCGGGTGATCATCAGCGAGACCGTGTCGCCGGGGGCGAGCGCGAGGCCGAGGTTGGCGTTCAGGGTGATCGTGTTTGCAACGGCATCGACCGAGGCAACCACTCCGCGCACGCCGGTTCCAGTGGCATTGGAAAACAGGACCACCACATCGTTCGCAGTGGCACCCAGGTATGGCGGCGCATTGATGACGGTCTGGTTGGCCGCGCTGGTGGCCGTCACGGTTGTTACCCGCGACTGCGAGCGGAAGGTCAGGAATGAGGCCGCCTTGTCGGAGGTGGCGCTCGCATACTGGACACGGACACGGTCGAGCCCGCTGGCGGGGACGACCACATGGCTGAGGGTGGTGCCGGCGTTGCCGGTGAAGCTGAAGGGAATCATGGTGATGTTCTGCTAGGTGTTGGGTTGGATGGCTCAGGGTTTGACGAGGCGCTTGAGGGCGTCGGACTTGCCAACGGTGAAGCCGTAGAGGCATTCGATGGTGACGAACACCTTGTTGGCGCGGGTGTCGGTGAAGCGCAGGTAGCCGAAGGTCATGCCGGTCTGCGGGTCGGTGACGGCACCGGCCTGCTGGTATTCGGCGACCGGCTGGAGGTAGCGCATGGCCACGGCAACCGCGCTCGGATGGACCGCGAAGCCGACGAGCTTTTCCGCATGGTCGGACGGGATGACCACCGTTTCGTGAAGGTCGAATCCGGCGAGCCGCTTGATGAGACCTTCGGTGACGCCGGGGGCGCTGAGATTCAGGTTGAAGCTCTTGGCCACCACGTCGTCTGCAAGCAGGTTGGTGTAGTAACCGGCGTCGAGCACGAGCGAGCGCGGCGCGGCGGGCATCTTCGCTTCCCCGCACTTCTCGCGGGCTTCAAGGACCTTCTTGTAATTGAAGTTGGTCGCGGCAACGGTCGGGAGCGGAGCACCATAGTTGGCCAGGGTGATGACCGACATGATGTCGAGCAGCACGTCCTGGGCGAGTTGCTGGGCCGCGCCCGCCACCAGCGTGTCGAGCAGGTCCATGGCCGTCTCGGACGCCTCGCGGGCGGTGACGTGGACCGTCTTGAACTTGTGGCGGTTGAGCGTGACGGGAATCGTGGTGACCGTGGAGTCGGCGTTGGCGGTGTAGTCACCCGCGAAGTCGCTGGAACCGGACGGCGCGCCGATCAATGGAACACGCACGGTGTCGCCCTTGTCGGAGGCCTGCGGGCCGAAGTTGGTGGAAAACGACGTGACAGGCATCAGGTTCGCGGTGAAGGGCATGAGCGCCTTCTGGGCGACCTTGATGTCTTTGACGTTGGTGAGTGTGTTGGACATGACGGGGTGTTAGGCTTGGTGTTTGAGAATGAGGGCTTGTTGTTCCGGCGTGAGCTTGCGCCAGAAGACGGTTTGCGCGGTCGGGTCGGTGATGGCGGCGAATTGCGCGTGGAGATCGGCGGCCTGGGTGGCATCACCCGACGGAGTGACGCGGGCTGGAAGTGTGGTGCCGGTGGAGGCGACGACGCGGGCAACCTCGGTCTGGACGCGGGTGTCGAAATCGGCCTGGGCCGACTGAAGTTCCGTGACGCGGGTTTGCAGCGTGGTGGCGTTGGTTGTCGCCAAATCGCGTTCGGAGCGGACGGTTTCGAGGTCGGCGGTGAGCAATGCGACTTCGCCGCGCAGCGAATCAAGGTTGGTGGAGGCTTCGGCCAACAGGTCGGCCTGGGCTTGGTAATCGCGCTGGAGGGTTTCAACCTGGGCACGGGCATCGACTAGCAGATCTTCGGGTGCTGTGTTCATCGCCCCTGATCCCGTGTCAACCGAGGCCTGATGAACATGCAGGCGGCGCATGGCTTCGGCGCGGTCGGAAACCATGCGCGCCAGATTGAATCGCTCGGCCTGTCGCCCGCTGAACGTCTGGCCTTCCATCGCCTCGGTCGGAATGGCGCGGCCCCGCGCAATCACGGCGGCATGGAACTCCCCGGCGGTTTCGGCCAGGTTCGAGCGGATCAATTCCCGATGATCGTCGGTGAGCGGTGTGCCCGGCGCGCCCATCGCCTTGTATTTGCCTACAGAAAACACTTCCACCTTGATGCCGCGGGCGTCGAGCGCGGCGGTGTTGTCGATCACGGCCTGCACCACGCCGATTGACCCGACGCGGGCGGATGGCGTGGCATAGATGGCGCGTGCCTGGCTGGCGATCCAGTAGGCCGCGGAACACATCAGGCCGGAAGAGAATGCATAGACCGGTTTCCGTTCGTTGATAGACGCAACTGCTGCGGCCAGTTCGGGAGTGCCGGCCACGGTGCCGCCGGGAGAGTCGATGTCGAGAAACACCGCCTTGATGTCATCGCGCTGGCTGGCCTCACGCAGGGCGGCCCCGATTTCCGCTGAATCGGTGGCCCCCATCAGCACGCGGGCGAACACATCCGGCTTGCGCAGGATCGGGCCGTCGATGGAGACGGTGCCGACGCCGTCCTCAACATTGAGGAGCGGATTGGACGGTGCCGACTGTGGCAACGCGCCACCACGCTCGCGGAACAAACCGACCGCCGCCGCCATCGCATGCAGCGCCTCGGGCTGGATAAGCCACTCGCTATTTTGAAGCAGAACCGGGTTCACGCCCGGTTTGCGGTGTCAACGCCGAACCCGATGGCTTCCACAACATGTCCACCGGCACGCCATACTTGGCAGCCGTTTCAAGGATGAGCTTCGCGTCGCTGGCGCGGCGTTCGATTTCCTCGCCGAAGTCGGCACCGAGTTCCTGGAAGTGGTCTGATAGGGTTTTCAGTCCCATTTCCACGTCGGCGCGGTTCTGTTGGGCTTCGCGTCCCGCATCCACGGTGACCCTTTTGGGCGGAACCGAACTGATCTTCCACCAACCAGCGACGGGCGGCAGCAGACCACGGATGATCGCGTCACCGATCACATACGCCCATACCGGCCGGATCAACCGGCGTTCGAGAATCATCTGGCGGAACGAGAACCGGCGATCCGCCTTGGCGACGATCAGGCGCACGCCCGCACCGCCGACCTTGCTGGAATCCGCCGCGAACTCGAACGGGATCATGCCGAGGGCCGAATCACGCCGCAGGTGTTCAAGGAAGCCGGTGAATGTGGGTGACGGGCGGTTTGACTGGAAGCTATCGAGCGACTCGTCGGGTTTGAGCGCCACCAGCTTGCCGCCAACGATGCGCTGGAGCGACACCGGGTCACTGGGGTCGGTGCCGGCCCCCGCTCCCCCGACCACAAAGTCGCCGTTGTCGTCAATCTCGCCCCGGGCCGTCTTGAGGATGCGCGACACGTCGGCGTTGTCCTTCACCGCGTGCTTCTCCAGGGCGAGCAATTCCATTTCATCGAGCACATGGTTGATCGAGTGCTGCATCGAGGGATGCGAACGCACACCACCGGCCCATTCCGGCTCATGGATATGGAGGATCGAGGGTGCCGGGATGTCGCGTCCTTTGCCGTCATCCTGCAACACCCGATAGAAAACCGGCGCGCCCCAGGCGTCGAGGCCCACGCCGTCGATAGTTTCCTTTGATCCGAACTCGTCGCCGATGCG